ATTTGGGGCTGCATCGATATTGATCAGTACCCTTTGGACCATAAAGGCTTGGTGGAAAAGGTTGCGCAGCTAAAGCTGCCAATGGTTGTCTGCCGTAGCAAATCTGGAGGAGCACATGTCTTTTTATTTTCTAAGGAGCCTGCTCCGGCGCGGGAATTTCAGGAGTATCTCAAAAATGCTGCAGCGCTCTTGGGTGAAGCCGGAAGAGAGATATTCCCCAAACAATCAGAGATTCTTGTTGAGCGCGGAGACACCGGAAACTTTCTCAACCTACCGTACTTCGGGGGCGACAATGGTACGCGGTATGCATTCAATGCCGACGGGTCCGCAGCCACGCTTGAAGAGTTCTATGGGTTATATGAAGCGGCCGTCCAAGAGTTGCCGCTCATTGTTCCAGAGCCGCCGAAGCAAGCGGAGAGTCCCGTCAAAGATGGTCCGCCTTGCCTACAAGCTTTGTGCGCCCAAGGCTTTCCCGAGGGCACCCGTAATAATGGATTATTCAACATTGGAGTCTTTCTTAAGCGCGCATACCCCGCAGCGTGGGAAGACAAGATGGTCGAGTACAACTTCAAGTATGTATCCCCTCCACTTCCAAACAACGAAGTCCAAGTCCTTGTCAAGCAGGTTGGCAAGAAAGAATATCTCTACAAGTGCAAAGACGCGCCGCTCAACAGCTTCTGCAACTCAGGCCTATGTCGCACACGGAAATTTGGTATTGGAACAAACGGTCCTGATGCGCCTCAGATAGCAGCGCTGTCCAAGTACGCCAGTGAGCCGCCCCTGTGGTTCTTGGATGTCAATGGCCGCCGTGTTGAATTAGACACTGAGAGTCTCTTCACGCAAGTGGCTTTTCAAAAGTCATGCTTGGAAAAGCTCAACGTGCTGCCGCCCACCTTACGCAAGCAAGATTGGGAACAACTGTTGAACGCCCTTCTCAAAGAGATGGTGGAGACAGAGCAAATCACCGATGCACCAGAAGATACAAGTATCACTGGCCGCTTCATGGATCTGCTTGAAGAGTTCACAACGCACATGCAAGAAGCAATGGACCGTGAAGAAATGCTCATGGGCCGTCCATGGACGGATGTCGATGAAGCGAAAACTTATTTCCGGATCAAGGACCTCGAAGCGCACCTAAAACGTAACAACTTCATTGGCCTCACGGCTCCGAAGATGGCTCAGCGCCTTCGCGATATGGGTGGAGAGCCCATTCCGCTTTTCCTTAAAGGACGCACTGTTCGTTGTTGGCGTATTCCGCGCTTCCAAAAACAGGATGCACCATTCGAGTCACAAACTAAACGTACCGCAGGGAGCCCATTCTGATGCTAAAAATTACCGGACACGATGACGCTATTCTTGGCCCTGCATTGATCTGGGGCAATGGCGAACGTATATCAGTTTTGGTATACGACGCAGAGGCTATTCGCAATACGTTGATGGAACGCGACAACATGGAAGCTGACGAAGCACGCGAATACATTGAGTTCAACATCGAGGGCGCTTACATGGGCCCCGACACACCTATCCTTGTTTGGCCCGACGACTTGTGGGATGAGGAGTACGACTGATGAAAACAATCATTCATGTCAACCAACATGTTGTACGAGCCAACAAGAAGTATGGGACTAACGATCCTGTGCTGACTGTTAAGACGTACAAGGCCAACAGATATGCGCATAACGTAGAAATTGTTGGCCCTTCTAAAGTTGTCTACAGCCCAGAAAAGGCTTTGTCCTGTGGCGCTCATGTATGGATTGAAACTCACGCTGAAGTTTTAGTGCGTGAAGAACCATGACTAATATCCGCAAGGTCTTTGGCCCGCCCGGCTCCGGTAAAACGACATACCTTTTGAACGTAGTTGACCGCGAGTTGGCAGCCGATCTGTCGCCGATGCAGATCGGCTACTTTTCTTTCACCAAGAAAGCAGCAACAGAGGCCAAGGACCGAGCGATTGCGAAGTTCCCTGCATTGAATGCTAGGACTGACTTCCCCTATTTCCGAACCCTGCACAGCTTGGCTTTCCACTGCTTAGCCGTCAAGGTGGACTTCATGATGAAGCCAGAGCACTACCGCGAGTTTGCTGCGCAGACCGGCATTCAAATGAACGTGGTCCAAGAAGATGATGTGGACATGGCCAAGGCCGACAACCCTATCTTTAACGAAATTAATCTAGCCCGCATCCGCGGCGTAGACCTGCGCGAACATTACAACCAGTGTGGCCTCGACATCGAGTGGCACCACTTTGAGTTTGTCGAAAGATCCTACCGTCACTACAAACGTAGCAAAGAGCTACTGGACTTCACCGACCTTCTGGAAATGATTGTGGTGCAGCCCGAGCGTCTGCCTTCCCTTGAAGTGCTGATTGTTGATGAAGCACAGGATTTGTCCCGCCTGCAATGGCAGCTTGTTGAATCCCTCGCTAAAAAATCGAAACGAGTATTCCTCGCCGGAGACGACGATCAGGCAGTATTCACGTGGGCAGGTGCAGATGTCAAGAGCTTCTTGTCATTTGAGGGCCAGATCACAGTTCTTGATCAGTCTTATCGCGTCCCCGCAATCGTTCACAAACTTGCTAACAAAGTTGTGCAGCAGATCCAAGAGCGCCAAGAGAAAGAGTGGAAGCCCCGCGACTACGAGGGCGCTGTCATGACCTACTACCGGTTTGAAGATGTGCCCATCGATGACGGCCAATGGCTCATCATGGGCAGCACCAACTATCTTTTGAATCCTATCCATGAATGGCTCAGAGCCTCTGGAATCCTTTTTGAGCGCTCAGGTGTACCAAGCCTTAGCCTGACCCTTTTAAAAGCCGTACAGGCATGGGAAAGGCTGCGCAAAGGGGAGTTCCTGTATGGCGATGAAATCAGGAACGTCTACAAGTATATTGGCGCTGAATACATCACCAAGGGCTACCGCACTTTCAAAGGCGAAGCGCTCCTTGAATACAGCATCAAGGACCTGCAGAAAAGCTTTGGCCTTCAGACCGATGCAATCTGGCACGAAGCCTTGTCCCGTATTACCGAAGACAAACGTTTTTACCTGACCGCAGTTTTGCGCCGCGGAACAAAGCTTTCAACCATGGGCCGGATCAAACTGTCCACGATCCACGGAGCCAAGGGCGGAGAGGCGGATAATGTACTGCTGCTCATGGACCTCTCACCGCGGTTTGCGAAAGAGTACGCAAGTAACGGGGACAATGTCCACCGGCTCTTTTACGTAGGGATAACCCGCGCAAAACAGGCATTGCATTTAGTTTTACCCAAACATATTGAAAAAGGCTTCAAAATATGAAAAAAACAATACCCCTTTTTCCCACCCCCACTGAATGGTTAGCTCCAGAAGTATTCCCCAACCTGTCTACAGCGAAAGAAATAGCAATTGATCTCGAAACTTGCGACCCCAATTTGGAATCCATGGGCCCGGGATGGCCTCGGAACGACGGTTTCGTTGTCGGCTACGCCATTGCCGTCGATGGATGGTCTGGATATTTTCCGGTGGCGCATCAGGGTGGTGGAAATCTGGACAGACGAAGAGTGGAGAGATGGCTCACGGACGTATTGGCTTACCCTTCCGATAAGGTTATGCATAACGCCGCCTATGACTTGGGGTGGCTACAAGCAAGTGGTTTTAAGGTCAACGGACGGATCGTTGATACCATGCTCGCTGCCCCAATTCTTGACGAGAACCGTTTCAGCTATGCTCTCAGCTCCTTGGGATTCGACTACCTACAAGAAGTTAAGTCAGAGCAAGGGCTCAAACAAGCCGCTGCGGACTTCGGAGTTCATCCAAAAAAGGAACTTTGGAAATTACCCGCCATGTACGTGGGAGAATACGCTGAGCAGGATGCAGCGCTCACACTGAAACTGTGGCAAGCCTTTAAGATCCGCATGCGTCAGGATGAAGTGGAATCCATCTTCAACCTCGAAACAGAAGCTTTCCCCGTTCTGCACCACATGACAAGCCGCGGCATCCGGTTTGACCGCAGCAAATGTGAGCAGCTAATCGACCAATTAATTGCTCGTGAGAAACAAATCCACAAGGACCTTAAGTCACTTATCGGATCCAACGTCGATATCTGGGCCGCACAAAGCATCGCCTTAGCGTTTGACAAGCTGCACCTGCCTTACGCAAAGACCGAGAACGGCCAACCAAGCTTTACAAAAGGCTTCTTAGATGGTTGTGAGCACCCGATTGCCAAGATGATTGTGGAGGCGCGCGAGACTAACAAAACCCATAGCACCTTCCTGCAGCCGTACCTCAACTTCAGCGCCAAGACAGGACGTATCCACCCCCACGTCAATCAGATGCGCTCAGACGATGGCGGCACCGTTACAGGACGTCTGTCTATGGCCAATCCAAATCTGCAGCAGGTCCCTGCCCGCCACGAGATCATCGGCCCCATGGTGCGCAGCCTATTTCTTCCCGAAGAGGGCGAGATGTGGGCATCAAATGACTTCTCTTCACAGGAGCCACGCCTCTTGGTCCACTACGCTTCGCTCCTTGATTTACCCGGAGCCGATATCATGGTTTCTGCTTATAGGGAAAACCCTAATACCGACTTCCACCAGATGGTTGCCGAGATGGCCGGCATCAACAGGAAAGCTGCCAAGACCATTGGCCTTGGCCTGATGTATGGCATGGGCAAAAACAAATTGGCAGCGCAACTGGACCTAAACCTTGACGAAGCGTCGGAACTTATTGACAAGTTTCACCAAAATGTTCCGTTCTTAAAGGGCACGGTGAACGCCGTGATGAAACGGATCGAGCATCCCGCATCCAACGGATCCATCCGCACCCTTCTGGGCCGCAAGTGCCGGTTCCCATTATGGGAGCCGATGGAGTGGGGCGTGAACAAAGCGCTTCCACGTGAGCAAGCAGTCATTGAATACGGCCAACGGATCAAGCGCGCAGGCACCTACAAAGGATTGAATCGCCTTATCCAAGGGTCTGCTGCAGACCAGACAAAGGCAGCAATGGTTGCGTTAGCGCGGGAGGGGATCATGCCCATGCTGCAGGTTCACGATGAACTGGCATTGAGCGTCAAGACAAAGGAAGAAGCGCAGCGTGCAGCAGAGATCATGGCAACGTGCGTCAACATGCAAATCCCCAGTCGGTGCGACGTGGAAGTCGGACCAAGCTGGGGAGAAGCAAAGTAATCAGCGAATCCGTCCGTTGAGGCGGTCCGCTACCAACTGGGCATAGCCGGCAATATCTAGCCAGTGGTCAACCACATCAGGATTGCCGTTCACAATGCGGCCAATCTTGTGGATGATCATGTCCATGGCTTCAGCCTGATCATGTGCCAACGTCTTGTCACGATTGTTCAAAGCATTCTGTACAACACGTTTTAGCATTTGAATGACTTCAGCGCCCTCGATGAACTTGCCGTAGTCCAAGGCCCGAGCGTCAAGGGTCTCGTCTACCTCAGGCATTGGCGGCATCTCAGGCGGCTGCCACGGATCGTCGTACATTTCAATTCCTTGCTGTGCAGGAGCAAGGGTTGCCAATTGATCTTTCCTTGATGACGGCTGCCATCCTTGTTTTCTCAACTGGTTGCGCAGCGCGTAAACAGATTGTTTAGGCATACTGAATCGAAACGCTATCTCATTGACCGAGGCAGCAGGATGACTCTCCAAAAACGATTTTGCACGTTGGTTTCTGGACGGGTGTTTACGTTTAGTTGCTTTCATTTCCGACTTTCTTGGTTGTTAAAAACTTCATAATATTTCTTAGGCATGGGTGCCTTCTTATCTAACAGGGCGCGCAGCCACTCTGCTCCGCCCAATTGGTTGAGAATCATCCACTGTCTGTCAGACATCCTCACTTGTCTTCCGATCAGTGGCTCGGGGGGTTTTGGTCTTGGCATGTTGCAATAGGTTCCTTGTAGTTACTCGTTTGGTCCAACAGCAAGCGCAAATCCACTTTGCTGCACTCATTTGTATCCCACCTTCCGGTGGGCGTTTCTCTTCACACTTATTACAAAGTTGTAATTGATGCACTGGTTGTTTGCTGCCCAATTGCAAGTGATGACTAGTAAAGCTCACGCCTTCTCCTCAAACTCGTCCTTTATCTTCTGACGATTGATCATGGCCTGCATAGGATCGGTATCCCCCATCAGCACTTCAAGCAGCAGACGATCTATTGCCTTCAAGTGCTTTTCCAATGCCGCATTCTTGGTAACAAACTCCCCGCAAGCGGCAACATACGGCCGCAGCAGTTCTAGTTCTCTTTGCTCAGTCATATTACGTTCCTCGTTTCTTCAAAATAAGTTGCAGCATCACGTTCAATCTGAGAAATCACATCCGGATGCAAAACCCCGCTCAAGTCCAAATTGCTGTTAGGCAAGAACACCGAAACAAGAGTCCATACCTCAGGGTAGTCCGGCTCCAACTTTATCCCAGACATCGGCTCAATCGATCCAATCTCCTCGGGCTCATACTCGAACAAACACTTAAGCCTCAAACCTAACTCATCACACTCGTACAAAAACTCATACTGATTGCTCATCTGTTACCCCACAGTCAAAATTATTAAAAAACCCACAATCAACGACCCCAACGTCACAGGCCACAAGGGCACAGGACGATGGATCGAGGACCATCCCATCAAGGCTGCCTGCACAAGCTCCTCGGAACTCGTCATCTCAGGAGGCTTTGGCTGATACATCAGCCCTATCTGTACCTTGCCAGTGTTAAAAGGCGTTACACGCCCGTTTGTGCTGCTCACAGAGGTGAATTCATGCGCATTAGTGATCATAAGAAACCTTCATCTCTTTCTTAGTCTTCATCGCATCACTATACGCATGCTCAAAGCCCTCCAAAAACTTGTCCAACGGCACATCTAATTCTGCAGTCAAAATGGCTGAGGAGACAAGGCACGCGAACCACGCGTCAGCAGGCTTGACAAAAGTAGTTGAACAAAAGTTAAGCAAAACCTGCGCATCGTCCATGATCTTTTCGATCTCTTTATCCGGTGTCTCCGGTAATTTACCCATATCACTATCCTTTCTTTGTTAATGAAGTTTGTCGGCGTTTTATCAATGCTGACAGGGTTATTATCAAAGCATACGCAAGTTATGTCAATTACTTAAAGTGGCCTATTTCTTAGGGGTTTTCCCTAGGTTTTGGGGTTTTAGTGTGATGCAGCATGGTACTGGGTGGATGTACAGTAGTTGGTGGTTGGTTTATTGGGGACCGCGGACCGAGGGTCAAAAGGGGTGAAAATAGCTCAAAAAGTAATACTAAGGTTTAGGTGCTATAGACCTTTTAGGGGTAAGAGGTGTTTTTATTTTTATTTTTGTGAGATTTGACGTAATAGACGTAATGACGTAAGAAGTGAGAGAAATCAATACGTTATGAGCATTCGGCAAATTACGTCAAGAGATTCAGTGTAATATTTCTAGGGGGGCTCCGCGAGATGAAAAGTGAAAAAATAAAAACACACTACACCCTCCAAAAGTTCTATAGGGAGCCCTGATTGCTTTTGTTGGTTGACTCTTGGGACGACACGCGATATACTCGTGGTAGTTCTTTTACGGGAGTTAAGCATGGTACACATTGATCAGGGAATAGCCCTGCCAACCAATCGATCCAAATATCCTTTTGGGGATATGGAAGCAGGCGACAGCATCCTGTTTGGCGTGCGCAAGCAAGCAGAGAGTTGTCGTGTGGCTGCCCTTCGCTTCACACGTGTGCATCAGCCCAAATGGGTATTCACGCTGCGCAAGGTGGACAATGGTTGGCGCTTGTGGAGAATCAGCTAATGGCCAAGAAAGACGTCTACAACGTTCCACCGGTTATGCCTGACAAGGCGCGCAAGCGTATGACCACAGAAGTGGCCCCGCTGCGGCAGCAGCGCAGGAAGCTAACGCCTAAGGAATGGACCTTTGTTACCGAGCTTGTGAGTGGTGACGGACGGGTGACCATGAAAGAGGCAGCCATAAGGGCCGGATACAAGGCCACCAGCGCTTCTGTCATGGCTTGGAAGCTTACCCACCCTGACATCAATCCGCACGTTGTAGCGGCCATTCAAGCCTATCGTGCTGAGTTGGCATCCAAGTACAACACGTCTTACGAGCGCCACATGCGCGATTTGCAGACCATTCGCGATAAAGCATTGGATGCCGGTGCATTTGCTGCAGCAGTCCAAGCAGAGTATCGTAGGGGCCAAGCCTTGGGGACAATCTATGTGGAGCGCAAAGAGATCCGCCACGGCACAATTGACAGCATGAGCAAGGAAGAGGTGCAGCGCAAGCTTGATGAGCTTAAAAAGCTGTATGGTGGGCCTCCACCCACTGCCTTGATCGATGCGGACACTGGAGTGGTGATTGAAAGTGCAGCAAGAGAAAAAGACCCTGATTTCGACGCGGGAGTGGAGCAGCCTCCGCCTGACATCTTTGAGCAGGATTTGGGGGGATCAAATGACACCTGAAGCTAGATTTTCGGCTAGGGTGAAAGCCGGCCTTGTCAACTGCAGCATTGAACGCATTGAAAATCGTGTGAACCTTGGCATTCCTGACATGTTGGTGGGTGTCGGGGAATACTTTGTTTTGATGGAATTGAAAGTGGTGGCCAAGGGATTAAAGGTTGGGCTGCGGCCACATCAAATTGCTTTCATGACTCGGCATGCTGCCAAGGACAGGCCTTGCTTTATTCTTGTGCTTGACATGGGTAACACACTACGCCCCTCGACCATTCGCTTGTATCAGGGGAGCGATGCTATGAAATTGGCTGCAGAGGGCATAAAGCTTGAGCCCCTTCGCTGTTGGCCTTCGCGTGGCATGCCTTGGGCGGAACTAGAGGAAACCCTAGGTTTAGTAAAATAAATGTAAATAAGTGTTGCAAGGTACAAAAAC